AGCACCAAACTGTTGGGATCCATTCCAGTGTTGTTGGAGATGGTACGCTTGGCGGTAGTGATATCGTTCACTGGGTCGCCAGCCGCAAAGTCATCCCAGTCGGTGGCAGTGGTATTGTCCGTCCCCCAGACACCGGTGGCCATGAAATCCGTCGCCCAGGCGATTTCTTTGCGTAGCAGGTTCTTCTGCCCCAGCCACTTCACAGCAGCAGTTTCCAGATCCATCGGTAGCTGCGAGTTCTTGCGAACCTCGTCTGCAATTGGAGTTTCCAGTGCGAACTGCGGGTTGGTGTTGTAGGTATCCGACTCGACGCCGAATCCCGAACGAGCGAAACGGTCACCTGGCGCACGAGTAGCCATCTCATCTGTGAACCAGTATTTCTTCGTGAACTTCCCGAACGTGCCGGAGTCCTTGTCCACCGGCACAGACGGGAAGATTCTTGATGCGACAAATCGTACCTCCGCCTGGCTGTATGCAACGAGCATATTGGTCAGGACGGGCTCGACGAGTTGGACATCGCTTACGGAAGGTAAATTGGGCATTGTCAATCTCCTTTAGTATGGCCGCAGCCCACTGAGTAGAACGGTGATGATATCGCCTTTAGCAGTTGGAGCAGTCAGTGCAACTCCAATGACTTTGCCAGCAGTAACATCAATGACACCGGTTGAGTTAGCCGAGAGAGACTCGCCCTTCGTGATGGTAGAGGTTCCGGCAACGGCTTTGCAAACACCCAGCGCAGCCACAACGGCCGCCTCACCGGCCGCCGGATCGTTCTGCACGACCCCAATGATCAGATGGGTAGTAGCGGTAGCCGTAATGATCTGGTTGGCAGTACTGGCCAGTCTGACCGGCGTGTACTGCTTGGCAGCCAGAGTTGCATTAGCAACCAACCCTGGCAGAGAGATGTACTTACCTGAGATAGCCATTACTTCTTCTCCTTGTACATTTTGTACAGTTCAGGCAATTCGGTCGCTACCAACCGCAAAGCGGTCATGTAGTCCGTTTTGAGCTCTGCGCTCTTGGCGCGGATAGCGGCGTCGAACGCCTCAACTGGATTGTCAGAGGCGCCTCCGCCGGATGAACCCAATTTGGCAGAGAGCTTGCTCTCGTCAACCTGAGCGGCGTAGGCCTTGAAATTGCGCATACACCACTCGCGCTGTTCGGGCGTCATCCCAGCCAATATACCGGCGGCTTCCTCAGCGGATTTCAGCTCAAGCATCGCAAAGCCATAAGTTGCTTTCTCTCCATCCTTCTTCTGCAACTCGGCTATGAGTTGAGTAACTTCGACTTGCTTCTTCTGAGCCGCCTCGGCTTGCTCGATTTTAGCTTTGAGGGCGTCGCGTTCAACAACCATAGCGTCAAACGTTTCCGCCGGAACAACCTTCTCCAACTTCTCCGACTCAACAGGCTGTGGTTTGAGTAGCGCCTCGAACTTCGCCCAAAGCGTCTTGGGTACAGAAATCGTATCTTCCATCGTAGTCTCCTTATCACGATAAGTTTCATACCGGAATAGCGCAGCTGCCTCGCCCAGGTGCGGTGTGTGCAGCAACGCATCTCCGATAATTAGCGGGCCGATAATCGGCGCGCCTGTAGTTGGATCCTCATAATATCCGTCCCAAACAACCTCCGGTGAGTGATAGCGATAAGCACCCTCGAGCAGTGCTTTCTCGCCTGGTGCGTTCCATTCGGGAACGCAGTATAGACCATCCCCTCGAACCTCTAGCCCGACGATGAACCCACCGGCGGGAGTTTGCTCCTCGTGGCTGCCGAGTTTGATAGGCGGCTTGAAATGTGGCAACCTGAAGGTGGCCGCGTAATCTGGCGTGATGTCGTGTTTAATTCCGCCTTTTACCACACGTCCGAACGGTAGCAACCGATAAGGTTCGCCGACGACAACCGTGGCGAAGTCATCCAGCAGAAACGCTGAATGTTGTTCGCTGGCAGGCTCGAACGTGGAATACTCCACATCGTGTTCCTTGAGCCATTTTTTCGCCTCGGTCGCCGTGAACTTGTCCTTGTCAAAACGGTAGGCTTGAGTGGTCATGGAAGTTTCGCCCTTAAGCCTACCCATGACGATAGATATCCCATCGGTGATCTCCTTGCGCCGGAACGAGTCCGGTTTAAAATCGCCTGGGTCTCTGACACGTGCTGAGTGTTCATTAGGGTATGGCATATTGATATTATACTCCCTTTCCGTCTAAAAAGGCAGCCATCTTATTTGCCAGTTGCTGAAACAATCTTATGATCTTACCTTTCGCCCGTTCGCCGACTTTCGAGATCGTCCACCAACGGCCAGCGTGCATCCAAGCTTGCTCGTTATCTCCAATGACAAATGGGGCGTACTCCAAGCGTGTGCCGAAGTGGCCTTCTATCAATGCGCCCTCAGCAGAAGAACCCAATTCGCGCAGCTCGAAAATTTCCGGCTTCTCACCGCTCCTGCCACCGGTCATGCTGCTGCCCAGCATCCGACCTAACGTGCCTGTGCGCCGGTAGGTGGAATCTGTTGGCGGAGGTGGATACGGTGGAACATTCTCCCACAATGTGTAGAGACTGGCCTCTACTGTTGTGCGCATGGCCGCCAGCAGCTTCTGCGGATACTGCGACATTCTGGCAATCAGCGAATCCAACCCGCGCACCTCAATGGTCGTTGGCATTAATGGCCTCCGAGTATCTCGTCCAATTTCCGGCCGACGCTTTCCTCGTCCACTACCGGCTGTAGCCAGCATCTGCAATTCACATGGACCGGCGCATTCAGGAAGCCCTCGCCGAACGGCTCATCCATCCCGCGCTCTTCCCCATCCAGCGCGGAACATATGGGACAGACCAAATCGTCCCGCGCAGTCATCCACTGGCGCGAGCCGACCACTCCACTGGATTCCCAGGCTGCCATATTGCCGTCGGCATAGATACGCGTCGTCTCAGTAACCGCTATCCGAGAAGCACGTGCCGAACCATAAATGGATTCTAACGCTCTCTCCAAGTGTGGCAGCGGTTCACCGGAGGTAATCCAGTCCGAAATGGCACGCTGGGTCTGCTGGCGAGTAGTATCCGTAATACCTTTGATCAGCTCGTATTTGTATACCTTGGCCAGTTCCAAGGCGCGCTCGTTAAGCCAGTCCCAATCCACTAATGCCTGGACATTGGTGGGCAAGGTTTGCACCCCGCCGGCCATCCCGTCGGCCAGGCTCTCAGTATAAATCTCGAACAGCGCATTCCATAGCAACGCGCCTTCGCCCTCCCAGAACTCCATTAGCATCGGGGTGGGCATTACTGCGCCTCCTTCAGCGCCTTCAGGACGCGCTTGCGCTGGCCGTCGAGGAACGCCTCCAGCGCCTCTTGCATTTTCTTCTCTGCCAGATCACGCTTGCGTTTATCCCGTGGGTCGGCCGCAAATTGAACCGGCTGCGCTTTAGGCAGCCTTACAGCCCCCTCTTGCATACTCGGCAGCCCAACCACATCCCGCAGCCACTGTTCGTCCTCAGCGCTCCAGGAGAGCATGTAACCAGCCTGCGCCAAGAACGTGCCCAGCACCGCTAGATTCTCCTTGCCAACATTGCTATGCGTGAGTCGGATACCAGCGGCATCCCAACCGTTGAGCGCCAGCAGACGCGGGATAGCATATTTGGTAAATGTTTCGGAGATGATACCAGCTACAGCACTCAACGCCAGGTTAAAGAAGTCCGTCTGGTCGGAGGACAGCGCGAAACTGCCCACCCCCTCTTGACCGAGGACGAGAAACTGCGCCAGCGCCGCCAACAGCATTCGGCTCTCATATCGCCTGACAATTTTGTCAGTGTCGAACTGGCGACTACCGCCAGTGGAAAGCAGTTCAAATTTCCACTCCGGTGACGGTAGAACGATACCCGCCTGCTCATCGTTGCGCACGTTGCGGACGAGCTTGCGCGCCTTGCCATAATCCGAGCTATCACTATCGGCTGTATCCGCGCCCTGCGGCAGTGTGATGACAGGCATTCCAGCGAGGTCACGCTCCACACCAATGGCCTCAATCTGCTGAATGTGTTTGGCGAAGTAATAGGATGTCCAAGCTGCGCGCAGGATGGAGCGGCCTTCGGGGTTGCCGCGCTCGACACGGGTACGGTAAATTAGCGATTTCTCAATTGGTATCGTCACTGCCTTGTACTGCGGTGCCGCTAATTGCTCCCAACCTATCAGCCCACCAGTGTCATCTCGCAGCCAGCGTTGCACCGAGTCCTGGCCGCGCGGCGCGAACTTGCGCCAAACAATTTC